CTAGATGAGTATGCAATATGAGCGACTTTCCCATGTGGAACACATCCTTAAGCGGCCAGACACCTATGTCGGCTCCTTGGCCCCCGAGTCCACCACTCAATGGACCCGAGTTGCCAACCATTTTGAACCTACTGTATGTGTGGTATCTCCTGGGCTGGTGAAGATTTTTGACGAGATTCTCGTAAACGCCATCGACCAGTACTCCCTGAGCCCCAAAAAAGTCGCCTGTATTGAAGTCAATATAGAACCGGACAAGTCTGTTACTGTGTACAACGCAGGTGTAGGAATTCCAATCAAGAAACACCCAACTGAAAACATCTGGAACCCTGAACTCATTTTCGGACACCTGCTGACCAGTTCCAACTATAACGACAACGAGCAACGCGTCACGGGCGGCAGAAACGGGTACGGAGCCAAGCTCGCCAACGTCTTCAGTTCCAAATTTAAAATTGAAATTAGTGATGGGAAGAAGATGTACGAGCAAACCTGGACCAACAACATGAGCAAGATGGACCCCCCGGTGATTACAGATGTTTCGCGGTTACCCTATGTCAAGGTGAACTTTTCACCTGATTGGTCCCGGTTCGGGGGGTCCCCGGGGAATTTTGAAAAGGTGGTTGAGAAACGCACCTGGGACGCCGCCCTCTGGTGCCCAAAGGCCCAAGTCTACTTCAACAGAAAATTACTGGAGGTTACTAATCTGCAAGAATATGCCAAGATGCACGGTCTTGCAGCATACGGGTCTACAAGCCTCACCCTGGAGGGCCCGGCCCTGATGGATGTTGTCGTGGGTCACTCGCGTTCCGGCGGGTTCCAGCAGTGCTCGTGGGTAAACGGCATATCCACCACGAAGGGCGGGTCCCACGTGGACAAGGTGGTCAAGACACTCGTGGAGCAGATCTCCAAGGACAAGAGGTGCTCGACACTCAAGCCCGCTCAAATCAAGTCGTCTCTGTTTGTGTTTGTTCGGGCGACGATTGTCAACCCCACATTCAGCAGCCAGACCAAGGCGGAGTGCACTTCAAAAATTTCCGATACAACCAATTTTCCACCAAAATTCATCAAAGATGTCTTTTCCTCCGGTGTTCTGGACGACCTGGTTTCGAAGGGGGTGACCGCGGTCGACAAGGAGCTCAAAAAGACAGACGGGTCCAAAAAGAGCCGTATTACGGGGGTTCCTAAGCTTGACGACGCCAACTGGGCCGGCACGCACCGGAGCGCCGAGTGCACGCTTATTATCACAGAGGGAGACTCGGCGAAAGCACTTGCCGTTGCCGGGCTGAGCATTGTGGGCCGCGACAAGTTTGGCGTGTTTCCACTCCGGGGTAAGCCGAGAAATGTCAGGGACGCGACGATAAAACAGGTGACTGAAAACGAGGAATTTTCCAACCTCAAAAAAATCCTCGGGCTCCAACATGGCAAAATCTATAATTCTCTGAGAGAATTGCGATACGGCCGCCTGATGATTATGACCGATGCCGACCTCGACGGAAGCCACATCAAAGGTCTTGTGCTGAATATGATCCATGTGTACTGGCCCAAACTTATTGAACTCGGGTTTCTGGTGAGTATGGTGACCCCTGTGATTAAGGAGGGCAAGACTTGGTTTTTCACCGAAGAGGAGTACCGCCGCTCAGCCACCGGGTCAGGCCCTATCAAGTACTACAAGGGTCTCGGCACATCCACATCCGCAGAGGCCAAAGAGTACTTCAAGCAAATCGACAAGCTCACCGTAATCTTCAATTCTGATCCAAAATTGGACGAGTCTATGACACTGGCTTTCAGCAAGGCGCAGGCAGACGACCGCAAGGAGTGGCTCGCGAAACACATGTCAAACCCCCCAAAGGGAATACCATACGGCCACACCAAGTCTGTCACTGTATCCGACTTTATCCACCGGGACATGGCAAACTTTAGCGCCGAAGACATCAAGCGGAGCATACCACACGTGGCAGATGGTCTGAAACCGTCACAGAGAAAGGTCATCTATGCAGCCCTAAAAAGGAATTTAAATCAGGATATGAAAGTGGCCCAGCTCGCCGGGTATGTTGCTGAACAGACTGCGTACCACCACGGTGAAGCCAGCCTCCAAGGGACAATCGTAAATTTGGCCCAAAATTTCGTTGGTTCGAACAATTTGAACTTGCTCGAGCCGAGTGGTCAGTTTGGCACCCGACTTGCAGGAGGGAAGGATGCTGCGAGCTCGAGGTACATCTTCACCCGGCTTGCTCCGTATACCAGAAAGATATTCGATCCGAGCGACAACGAGGTTCTGAGCTATGTGGTGGATGACGGGCAGCAGGTGGAGCCCGAGTTTTATGTTCCGGTTGTCCCTATGATTCTGATAAACGGGGCGGAGGGGATTGGCACTGGGTTCAGCTGTTATGTTCCTCCGTTTGACCCGGAGGCTGTGAAGCACAACATCCTGTGCGCGCTTGACCAGGTGCCTATGTCTCCTATGAAGCCGTTTTTCAAGGGGTTCAAGGGCACGATAACCAAGACGAAAGACCATACCTGGGTCATGAGTGGGGTTGTGGAAAAGGAGGGGACGCAGCTCCACATCACAGAGCTCCCGCCCGGAAGGTGGATTCAGGACTTTAAGGAGAATCTGGAGGAGCTGGTTGAGAAGAATGTGATCCAAAAGTACGAGAATCACTCCACGGAGACCAAGGCGGACTTTCGGGTCTGGGGAGCGTCCTTCACGATTGAAGACGCCCCGAAGGAGCTCGGACTCCTCAAAACAATTCACACAAGCAACATGTACCTCATCGGGCCAAACGGCGCCGTCAAAAAGTACGCAAGCCCCGAGGAGATTCTGGTAGACTATGTCGACCTGAGGATAAACCTATACAAAAAGAGAAAGGCCCACCTGATTCAGCAATTAGAATCCGAAATTCAGTGGATCCAGACAAAGAGGGAGTTTATCATGGGGGTCATCAGCGGGCAAATCAAAGTGCTGAACGAGCCCCTCGAGCAGGTCAAGAGCCAGATTCGGAAGCGCAAGTTTGAGGAAGAGTATGTGCCCAAATTGCTGGATATCAAGACATACAACTACACACAGGAGGAGGTTCAGAAACTGATTGAGCTTGACGCGCGGAAGAGGCAGGATTTGCACAATCTGCGGGGGACAAGTGTGGTGCAGATGTGGAAAAATAACCTGAGTGAGTTGTAGGATGGTGGATCTCTTTCAAGATCTCAAGCCACTAAACAAACTTCAAAAACTTGTTGAAACTGAGCGTGTTATTCAGAGTCGCCTCATCTCCCTTGAGAGACAAATTCAAACTAGAATTCGGAACACAGCCACGGGTGTCACTGAGAAAGGGATAAAGGCTGTTCAGACGCCTCCCGGTCCTCCCCCCAAACCGGTGTCTCCCGATGTCGTCCTGAGCCCTGCACAAGTGAGTGGATTTTACAAACCCACGAGCAGCAATGTGATTACATTCTATGTAAACACCGCATGGCCGAGGATGAATTCGACGGACTTGGTTCCACTGGGGGCGGGGTGGAGTGTGATTGGTATGACTGGGGTTGCCGGCAACATAGTCGTCACCGAGGCAACAAACAAGGAGGGTGTTGTACAAATTTCACAAGGGAATTCAGAATCGTATCTGTGGTCGTTTACCTGCCAGACGGATACAGAACAAAACTTACAGGGTGTCCAAGGAGTGATTGGCGCCGTGCTGTACCCGCCGACAGCCTCGTCCCTCTCAACAAACTCAACTATTGGTCTATTGTCCGGATTTTACTATGTAAGTAACGGGAGACTTGTGTACTATATCAAGGGGTCTGGTGTTCCGATGGGGTTTGGGCCGGGGTGGTCAATCACCGGACTTCCCGGACTCCAAAGCAGTAATGTCGTCACGGAAAACTTCGTCCCGACAGCCGGAATAATAGCAGAACAATTCACATACGACTCGTATGTAACCCTCAAAGGAGACCAGGTCGAGTACAACACAACAACACCTGTAAACTGCACTGCAACTGTGAAACAACCAGCAGACCAAGCCAAAGTCATCGGCGCAAATGTGACCCAAATAAACACATACACCTCAAATGTTATTATACATTTAAATCCAAATATAAAAACAACTGGGGGTGCGCCTCTCAGAGAGATTGGTGAACAGATGAGGGGTCACCAACCTATATTTCAAGACAAAATTGACAAAGACTACAAAACAGGATACAACTCGGCAACATCATACGCCTTGTACGCAGTGGGCCCACAAGAGAAATACACAACTGGCAAAGATGACACAATTTGGAACACAAGTTGGCCTCAACACTCCAATTTTGTTTGTTATCAACAATATGTTCCAATACAAGGGAATAAATTCTTAGGTCAAACGATTACTATTGAGTTTAAACCCAAAGAGTTGGGGGATCTTTTGTGTAACATGTATTTTACTTGTCAATTGCCTGCACTTACAAGTACATCAAATATATACACAAATCAGATTGGGAGGGCACTTATTGCACAGTGTGACTTTATGATTAATGACACAATTGTCGAGACTGTGTATGATGATTGGTTTTTTATTAAGGATCAGACATTTTTGGATGCAGACGAGCAGACTTCTATGTTTTATGCTGTAAATAACGGATCTTCTACATCACTGAGTCCGACATCAAATGTGAGTGTATGTGTTCCTTTGGAATTTTTCTTTTGTCGCCGGCATTCCCATCTCAACAAGGGGAGAGAGCGGTTGAGACGCCCTTACTTTCCACTGTGTGCTCTCCGCGACCAGTATTTTTACATTCGAATTCAGTTTCAGCCGTGGGTCTGGATTTCAAACGACAGGGGTGTCGCCTACCAAGATATAGTAAACCCGGCGCTCATTCTTGAACAGATTAAACTCACAGAGGTGGAG